CCCTGCTATACAACGCGTATGGCAACGCGCGCCCAGCTATCTCCCCTTCAGAGCCATCTAACAGATGACTCTCCAACCTCTCCTGATTTTCGTCGAGAGAGGTAAAACGACGACTGATGGGTCATCACCTGCAGAGACCGTTAACGATCTCAACAAGCGAGGCCAATCGTCCAATTCGGAATCCCTTCTCATTGGGGTAAGAAAGGAACCCCTTGCCATTGGAGACTGGTAGTCGGGGTGGATCTTCATTACGATGCCCTCAGCCTGATTAAGCTGAATAGCCTCCGTAAGACTTTCCACAACAATACCTGGAAGAGCAGAAGAACGAGTGACATAAGGGACGCGCCCATATAGTCTCGCCACCTGTCTGATGATATGTTGCGAAGCACTAACGTATCCTTTCGCTCGCAGATGGTTCGCGGTGGACACGTAAGAAACGTAAGCACCGCCATCAGAGCTCTTCTCCGTCCAAACGGTTTTCACTCTCGTGGGTGTAACATCTATGCCAAGAAAGGCATCCATGCCACAAGACTCACGAAAGTGACCGTTGACGTACGACTTCCTTTTGTTGACCAAAAGGCCAACAGAATGGAGTATCGCGACAGCGTGCTCGGCGTACTCACTCTTGACGATGATATCATCGCCATAGACGAAGACGCCAGGCATGATTGCTTGCGGAGCGACTTTTGTCCTCTGCGAAAGACCTGTAACAAGTAAAGCCCAAACTGCGCACGCAAGAACAGGGAAGCATAAAGCTGACCCCATCGGAGCGTGTTTAAACAGTGGGACAGTCTCGCCTTTAGGGGTGAGAGTACAGGTAGAACGCAAGCTTTCCAACGCCTCCAGTAAACTCGTTTTATCGAATAATAACTGAACTAGTTGGAGGCTTATACGGTCGGAGGCGTCTGAAAGATCAAGCGTCGCATAAGTACGAGTAATACTCGACTCATGCGCTAGATCTCTGTTGACTGTCTGGTCGGTAAAATTGACGTGGCCTCGCGTAAAGCGATGCTTCTCAATGTGTTCGACCATTCTGACTGAAAGACCTTGCTGCAGGAACATTTGTTCCAAAGGCTCGGTCGAAATCAACCGTGGACCGCGAGAGTCTTTTGGGACTAGGCATATCTTCGACCGAGTTTCATCAACTCGCACGAGAGACATGTACCAGTCAAATCTGCTCTCTAGTTCATTAAAGCCGCCGCTCATGAAGTAATTCATGAACGGATACAACTGGTTTGCTCTTAGGAGAAGTCTCTTAAAGGAGTACTTCTCTTCCAAGCGTTCACCAGTCGCAACCGCACCAGGTCCATGTTTTGGGACGATATTCGATGGATCGAAATCCTCGAATAAGTCTCTCAAGAGATACGAGGCGCCGAGCAAAAGCTCATTGCTTTGTAGATCTTGAAGGTAGAGCTCTTTTTCGATCTGATGAAACTTAGCTATAGCAGCTTCGTTTTGCTCAGGGCTCGATGGGAGCTCATACTTGTAAAACATGTAGCAAATTTGACGAATATGCCTCACGGCATATGGGTCAGGTCCTGGTAACAGTCTACCACTTGAGTCAAACAGGGACTTAAAACTCACCTGCATAAAAGCGGGCAAGTGACATCCTTTTGAAGCCTTCTTAAAGCTTCTAGGGATGAAGAAGATTCCTGACTCAAGCGCCTCATCTAAGGCTTTCCCTAATGAAGGGAGGGTCTTAGTAAGGAAGCCAATCCCTTCTTGATCAACTCTTGAAACAACAGTTTCAATATCGCGATCAAGATCTCTCGGAGTAGACTGGGATGCGCCGTCGAGAAGGCATTTCGAAACAAGGTCACGCAAAAACGTGACATGGCTCTTCGTAGGGACCATTTACGGTGCCTATCCATGAGCCCCGACAAGTCGCTCATTTTCTTCCTTTCGAATTCCTAGGACTCTCCGCGAAGGATCTGCAGAAAACGACTGTGAACCAGCGTAATCGGCATATCTTCAACGGAGATCCCCAGAAACGACAGCAGGGTGGTGAAGTCTTTCGAGAACTTCTCCATCGTGAAGTCGCCATGGGTGGGCAGCTCGAACGTCAAAGCGACGGTCGAATTGCGAACCACGTTGTCAACCCCGTTTTCAAGGCGGGTGATGGCAACTCGGCGCTTAATCCGGACGTTGGGGAGCTTGCCAATCTTAGTGTTTTGCAACACGAGATTGACAGGTTCGCTAATCGTGGATGAAGTGTCGAGCCAAATGGAGCCGTCTGGCGTCGTGGACAGACGGATGAAAGGACGGGCCTCGGTAGTACCAAAAGCACTACCGTCGGACTCTTTCGCCTCAAGGGCGAGCGGGTCAGTGAACGACATGGGGCACCTTGTCTTCCTGCTAGGCTAATTCGCAAGGATTAGCGCTAACAAAAGTGAGAGTTGCTTCGGAGAAAGAGATTCTGGATCTAGCGAAGCTAGAAACCCGATCTCTGGATAGCCGGGGGAACGAGTGTAAAACGAGGACAGTAGGTCAGTGATCGGCCAGTTCACAACAAGTGAACCAGAATAATCATATGACCGCTGGTAAACCTTATCTACCCAGCTGAATTCAGCTGACCAGGTAAGGTCCCAGACTTTCCAGCCTGCGGTCTCATCTTGGAGATCCAAGTCGGAAAGCATTCCGCCGACGTCAACAAACCAGTCTACCATAAAACTAAATGGTAGAGCTTGCCAAACGGCAAGGACTGGATTGTTAAGCCCCAAAGCGGAACCAAAAGCCCTCAATTTTCCATGCACCGTGTCAAGCCACGGAATATCGTGGGTGAATTTACACCCAGCGATCAACCGTAGATCAACAGTCCCAGGGTCGATAAAACCCTGCCAACCAGTGAGATTAGTGTCGTATACGTAGGAATCAAACGTAAGGGTATGCTTCTTGGCATGTCCTAGACGTGTGACTTTCTTCCGCGTTTTGCGCAGGAAGGATAACCTATCTTCGACGCTCTGGTTGAGATTCGCTAGTGTTTTCAGGTCCGAAAAGAACGGCGCAGAGCCGAACTCATAGGACAGGTAACCGCCAGCAATGGACGATAAGAGAGTGTCAGCGAGACGGGGCAACATTGCGGCCATCTCACGTAACTCCCACAGGAAATTCCCAATGGATATTTTCTGCGGGATCTGCGTTGTGAAGACCTCTAGGGCCTCACGCGAAAACTCTCTCAGCATGGTGTTCGGGACGCTCGGATAAGACCAATAATACCTGAGTTGGTCAACTCTCAACGGTGTGAAAATTTCAGGGGATATCCACGACATTGTAATGCCGTAAGGATGAGTCCCCCGATCCCACACCGAAGCAGGACCAGCCACTACACGTGGAGTGACTTGATAGTGAGTGCACGGCTTTTGCCGGTAACCCCTCTCATCGAGGGCATGATCGCTTGAATCCCAGATTCGCGAGTACTTACCAATATGAGTCACCCCATACTCGACAGTATGCGAAGATCCGGAGGGCTGATCAGGTCCAACTTCTAGAACACACGTAGTGTCATAGAAAGTGGAATTTTCACGCTCACGATCCAAAGGCATAAGGCCTCCCAGAAAACTTCTCCGTAGAGAAGAGCACACGCCGAAGCGCG